GTCATCAATGTAGAACCTGCCGTAAGGGTGGGTCCCATGTCGAAGCAACTTCTTGTCGAATGTACCAACCTCCATCGAGGCGTTAGTAACTGGCACAATCGCCTCCAGCCGCCTGTATCGTTCCTCACCCGGAGTCAGCTCTTTGTACGATGCTTCGAATTCGAGCTGCGAAAAGAAGTACCCGTATGGCAAGTCAAATCGACCGTCGTTGTACGACAGAAGGTCTTCAGTTACGATGTTGAACTTGTACCCCCTCTGGCCCGGTGTGATGTCGATACCCAAGCGTATCGCATGGTCAGCATCCTCTACAGTTCCTTCTGGACCGTGTACGCCTTCAATGTAGTACTTGTTCTCGTTCGAAAGGATTATGTTACCTTCGTACCTTAGAATCGCATCGCTCCCCGTAGTCCTGACCCTCCACTCAAGGAAGTCTGGATGCTCACGAGTTCCATCGAGGTAGGCGCTTTCGTCTGGGACTATCCACCAAGTGGTTGATGTAGTCTGGTCAGATATGCCAGCACCTAGCAGGCCAGTGAGGTTGAACATGTCATACTCTGGCCACGGAACGTCTCCGTCCCATCCAGCGAATACAGTGTCTGGTAATCCATTGGGCGAATCGTCATCCCTGAGCTCGGCACGAATTTTGAGGAACTCTCGGTTCCCTTCGTATTGGATTGAGTAGATTCTGAACTTAGAACTCTCAAACCAAATAACGTCTTCAAACTGAACGTCATCAAAGTGTCGGCAGTAAATCTCAGCCTTAACCTTACCAGTTCGCTGGTCGTTAATCTCCTCCTCGGACGCACCAGCAGATGGGGTCCCGATGTAGGTGAACTTCGACCATACATTCTTTTTCGTTATGTACTGTGATACTACCTGCTCACCAGTACTCTCGTTCACCTGCCATTGCTTTCGTGTGAATGTTATCCTGTTCTTAAAATCAGATGGTGAGATTCTAGCCATTTTAAAATACTTTAATCGTGCTTACGAGTCGATGTACGCCCTCCTTTACTTCGGCAGAGACGCCTCCGAAAAACTCAGCCTCACGCTGATTGTCATAGTGACCTACCAAGAGTAACGCGGCTTGTGTGAATTGCTTTGGCAAGTCCTTTACGTTCTCGCCTCCACTCAGCACTACTTTGTACAAATCATAGTCTTGGTCTTCGTTCAAGTCAGCTGGCGTATCAACACCCTTAAGGTCTACCTTGATTGGGTAGCCAGAGTTTGAAATCTTACCAGCCAGCAAGTCCTGCCAGTCTCCGTTGGTGTCTAAGTATTCGATGGAATCCAAAGTGTATTCACCAGTGACGTTTCGCAACGTGTGGATACCGCCAAGCTCGTGCTTGTCGAAGTAAACCGTTACCGTCCCTTTCTTTGGGGTTTGAGTAGTGCTTTTGAATTCGCCAGTCTCGGTTGTAGCTGGGTCGCTCGAGCAAAACACCCTGTCGGTTAAAACCCTTAGGTATTCCAAAGCCGCCCCCATGTAGGTCTCGATAAGCGTATCCTGCTCACCGTAGTTGTATCGCAAGTGTCTGCGAACAACGCTGTAAGGAACCAAGTCCTCGGCGTAGTAGTTTGATTGTTTGTTTATCTTCATTTTTATGAGGGTTAGAAGTGGAGTGAGGAATCGAACCCCGCCGCTGGATACTGCCATGCGTCGCGCCAAGCCTCCACTTAAGGGGGAGCTAGGGGAGCCCGAAGACCCCCCATTTCCCTATATGTGTTTAGTCGCTATTACGCGCCAGTGATAGTCTGGAAAGACGCAGCCTGCAACACCTCAACGTCACGGTACTCGTTGGCGATGATTCGCACAACACCGTCAGCAGCCAAAGTGTAAGGGTCAATAATCATGTTCAGTCCGCCCCAGCGGCCAGTAACGAGTTGGTCCTTGTCGAAGAAGTGGCACTTACCAGCTCCTACTTGGCTTCCAACTGCAGTTCCGTATCCGATGATAGAAGTACGAGACTTAGGGTCGTTAGCGAACAAGTCACCGCTACCTGCGTCCAAGCTCAAGCTACGGAAGGTACGGTATGCACCAGCAGAAGACAAAGCGCGAACCTTGCTCAAATCAACGTCAGCACCGAGCAACAACTCCTCGATGTCGAGTGGGTTGAAAGAAGCGTAAACACGGTCAGTGTCGTTAGCCTCAATCTCAGTGATGATAGCAGCGTTGAAAACCTTGTCCAAACCTCGACGGATGTCCATCTGGATGAATGCAGCCATGTCGTCTCCAGACTGAGCCAACATCTGCTGAGTAACACCTACGTGAGCAGCGTAACGAGATGGGCTCAAGGTGACAGGAGCGAAGGCGGGCAGAGCTTCAGCGCGAGTAGCACCTTCAGTAGTTGCAGTAGCAGTAGTCAAAGTGCTTTGAACTTGCATTACAACGTCGCCAGTGAGGTTGTCCATGTTGCGAACACCCAACTGAGAGGCGTAGTCGTTTGGAGCGTATTTCTCAACGATGCCGCCGTCGTTTTTTCCAACCTGACCGCCGAAAGCAGTAGAAGAGCCACCAATACCCATAGAACGCAATACCATAGTTGGGATGTTGAATCCACCAGATACGTTCACGCCTGAGTTACGCATTTCGTTTGTACCCTCTTGGGTCATTTCGGCCTCGAGGCCAGTCAAGTTGCCCTTAGCAGCTTCCTTGAGGAACTTACCGAAGTTGAAGTCCTTTGCAGCGCGAGCTTCTGAATCTCCCAAACCTTGTACGACGGCTGGGGTTACATTTGAATTTTCCATTTCTGAAATAGAGTTGTTTCGAGTTTCCTCGTTTTGATTAATTAATGTTTCTTCTTTAGGCTCCTCTTTTTCGGCTGGAGCTTTCTTGGCCTTTTTCTTTAAAGCTGCTTCCTCGGCCTCTTCGACCTTGTAAACCTTGCGCTCCTCAGCTTCTTCCTCTTCGACTTCCTCTTCAGCTTCTGGCTCCTCTGCGGGCTCCTCGGCTGGGACTTCCTCGTTGCGTTCCTCTTCGTCGTTCTCTGGGATGTCAGCTGCTTCTACCTCCTCTGCTACTGCCTCGGCGACTTCTTCAGCAACGTCCTGTGGGACGAGCGGGGCCTCAACCTCTTCGTCAGCAAAAGCTGCCTCCATAGAGCGGAGAGCAACCTCTGTTGTTGGATACGCACCCTGAGTAGTTGGGGATACGTCGAAAAGTGTTCCTACAGACTGGATAGTCCGCAAGTTCATTCCATCGCGACGCTCCCATGAGTCGTCAGCAACAGTGAAGCCAAAAGATGACGTTGATACGTTGCCCATGCGGATGTTCTCAGCGAGGTCCTTAGCGTAGGACTGTTCACCGAGCTCAAATCGGTAGCGCAAACCAACCTCATCAACCGAAAGGTTTAAACCCTTACCTACGCGAGCGAGGGGCATATTCCAGTCATGGTTGAATAAAGCGACCGTGTTGGTCATGTCTGCGCCATCGAATGCACCGCGAGCAACCCGTTCGGCGAACTTGCCGCCGATTACCGTTTCATCGTCGAACCGTGCAGCGTACCCTTCTACGACAATCTTGTCGTTTTCAGAGCGCACCTCAAAGTCCGAATTTAGAAACCGTTTCTCTTGGTTATTCATACTTTATTGTTTGTGGTGTTATTACAAGTTTTTCCAGTTGATTGCACCGTAAGCCGTTGTTGGGTTAGATGCGTGGTATCCAATACCGAACTGGAGAACCGACTTACCCCATCGGAGGCTAGCGACCGTTATGGCGTCGTTAGCTCGGTTGGCCGAAGTTGATGCCGTTGCAGCTGCTGTAGCCATAGCCGAGTATGCAGTTGGGTCTGTAGCGTCGATGTTTGAGAAGGTGTCTTTCAACGGAATGAGTAAGTCAGCCGCCAAGGGGTCAGTGACCTTCTGGACGGTGAAGTACCGCACCGTAGATTCTTTGCGTGGAGCGTCCTTGGTTCCAGCGGGCTGGTCAGCCGCGCCTTGATTTCGGACATCGCGCCATGCGTATACATAAAATGCCATTATTCTTCGTTATTATTAGGTTTAACTTGATTGTCTACTCCGTCATTCTCCTCGTTGTCCTCACCACCTTCACCGTTTGTTTTTGGTGATGGCATAGAGACTATCTGCTCGGCGTATTCCGACATTTTCGATAGTGGAATCTGATTGAGTTGAACATGATGCTCATCCCCGCCATCAACTGGCGAAAGGCCTTCCTTACCACGAACCTCGTTGATTGAGAAAACCCCGTCACCGAGGAGGGTGTGGTAGTACTGAGCACGTGACGCTGAGTCTGCTCGCAGAAGTGAGTCGACGTCGAAGCGGCATGAAAGAGACTGGTCGTCTCGTAACAGCTTGCGCTCGACTTCAAGTTCGATGCGTCGCACCCACGGCAGGATTGTGCCTTGGAAAAACTGGAGTGTCTGTTGTTCATAGTTAGAGTAGGCTGTGTCCCCCATACCAATCATGGCTGGTGGTACTGAGTAGAATCGTGCAATCTCCTCTGTGGAGTATTGTTTGCTCTGTAGGAACTGGAGCTGGTCAAGTGGCACCGAAAGTGGCTGGTAGTTAAACCCGCCGCCTAGGATGGCCACCTTGTGAGCGTTTCCGCTGCCCATGTATTCCTGACGCCACCGTTCCGAAGCCTG